CATTGGGATTAAGAAAAAACCCTAACATATTGAAATTTGGAAATTATTGGGTTTATGAAAAATCTCCGATATATAGTAGTTCAGATACAGGTGGAATTTGGGTTACGGCAACTTTATCATGTGCTAAGCAATTAAAAAAGTATTTCGAAAAAAGGTATAGTAAAGCGTTGATATTTCAATGTGAAATAGGTGACGTTTTATATCAAAATAGTTATCGAGTTAAAACAAATAAGGTTAAATTAATTGAATTGTATGATACCAGAAGAAATAATGCTAAGAAAACAAAAAAATGATTCATTTCAATATATGAATGGTTATTTTTTAACAATAAACCAATTACAAGAATTGGTTAGGGATTTTCAGGCTGATTGTCATGATGGATTCGTAAGCAACGATAAATCCTATATTGAAGAATGGATGAAAAATCATGAACCCGAACAAAAAGATATGATTTTTCCTGAATAATAATTTATTTTTTTAAAAAAAATATGTATATTATAGTGTAATTAATAAATTAACAAAAATTTAAAGATATGGCAACATTATTTGCGTTTATATTCTTTTATATTCTAGGCGTTTTTTTATATACAATTATTGTTAAAAATGATGCTATGCATAAATTTAGCCCATTTACTAATGTTAAAGAGATAGCTAAGGAAGGGGCAATTGGATTGGCGATAACAATAGTTGCGATTATTATTGTATTATTTATAATTAGTAAAACAATAACATTTTTTGTGGTTTAAATACTTTTTTTACTTTTTTGTTCATAAATGTGAATCGCGGTAAGTAATTATCGCGATTTTTTTATTTTATTATATTTATGAAATATGGCAACATACGGAATAGATTATCCATTTAGGGATAGCGCAGTAGGAAATTACGTAAAACTAACCTCAACTCCTGAAAGGGAAGTAAGAGCAGATCTTATACATTTATTATTATGTAGAAAGGGTAGTAGATATTTTTTACCTGATTTTGGAACAAGGTTATATGAATATATTTTTGATATGAACGATGCAGTTTCACATAGTCATATTGAAGACGAAATAAGAGAAGGCGTTAGAAAATATATTCCAAATTTAGACATAAATTCGATTCAAGTTATGTCGGCAGAGAATGATCCAGAAACTCCACCTTCACCTAGTGAAGATGAAGATGCTAGATTATTTAGAGTTGGTGATGGTACAACAAAACCATATACCGCAAGAGTTAAAATAGATTATACTGTTAATAACGGAGCGTTTTCATCGTCAGATTTTGTAATCATCAATATATAATGGCAAGATTAAAACTATATGATATTTTGGCGGAGTCGGACAATAGAGACATGTTTGAAGGATTTGACGAATCCCAATTAGATGAAGATTATCCAGTAAATTTTGATATATTTAACTTTAAGAATATAAGGAGTTATGCTGGAAAATTAAGATATGCTGAATCACATCTCGGTCGCCCGATTGGTAGAGGATCGTCAAGAGTGGTATATCGTGTAGATAATAATAAGGTATTAAAGCTTGCAAAAAATAAAAAGGGAATTGCTCAAAATGAAACTGAAATACATTGGTCTGGGGATGCAGTTTTGGGCGAGATTTTAGCTCAGATATTTGATTACGATAGAGAGAATAGTTTGTGGGTAGAAATGGAATTAGCATATAGAGCAAAAAAAACGGATTTTGGAAGGCTATGGCACGTGGATTTCGACGATTTAGAGCCTTATCTAAGATTTAAATACAATCAAAACCACGGAAAACGAGAGACGGGTTATTTAGGCTTCGATACGGATTACATGGGGGTATTGGATAATAATGAGTATGTTCAGGTTCTACTGGATGTCGCAATGAGTTTTGATACATATGGAGATCTGGGAAGAATAAGTTCATGGGGTTTAGTGGCGAGGAACGGTAAATCAGAGTTAGTACTAATAGATTATGGCCTAACAAGTAATGTTTATGAATCATATTATAGTTAATAAATAAAAAAAATGTCAAAACAAATATCATATGCAATAAGGGATTTTGCAAGTCTTAGAGAAGATTTGGTAAAATTAACTAAACAGTATTATCCAGATTTAGTATCTAATTTTAATGATGCATCAATTTATTCGGTGTTGTTAGATATAAATGCTGCGGTGGCCGATAACCTACACTTTCATATTGATAGAGTGTGGCAAGAAACAATGTTGGATTTTGCTCAGCAAAGACAATCTTTATTTCATATAGCAAAAACATATGGACTTAGATTACCAGGATTTAGACCATCAGTCGCATTATGTGATTTTAGTATAAACGTCCCTGTTAGAGGTGATAAAGACGATGAGAGATATGAAGGGATATTAAGAGCTGGAGCACAAGTTTCTGGCGGTGGACAAGTCTTTGAAACAGTTGAAGATATTGATTTCTCAAGTCCATTTAATTCTAGAGGTGATTCTAATAGATTAAAAATACCTAATTTTGATAACAACAATAAATTGATTTCATATACCATAACAAAAAGAGAATCCGTGGTTAATGGGATATCAAAGATTTATAGGAAAGTTATTACAGATTTAGATCAAAGACCATTTTTAAAATTATATCTGCCAGAAAGAAATGTTTTAGGGGTAACATCTGTTATTCATAAAGATGGAACAAGTTATGGATCCAATCCAACAACCGATGAATTCATTTCATCATCAAATAAATGGTATGAAGTAAAAACATTAATTGAAGATAAGGTGTTTATTGAGAATTCTACATCGGTATCAGATTCAAACAACTTTAAGGCTGGCGATTATGTTAATGTAAGTAAGAAATTTTGTACAGAATATACACCTGAAGGATATTTCTTTTTAACTTTTGGGTCAGGAAGTGTTAATCCGATGGAAAATCTGGATAACTATATGTCAGGTAGTATGCAGGTTAATCTTGCAACATTTTTAAATAACACATCACTTGGGGAGATACCTAAATCTAATACAACATTGTTTGTGAAATATCGTGTTGGCGGTGGTAAAGACACGAATTTAGGGATTAATGTAATCACATCGATGGATGCCTACGAATTAATAGTAAACGGCCCCAATTTCTCTATAAACACCCAAGTAACACAATCTATAAGGGTAACTAACATTACGCCTGCAATTGGTGGTTCGGATATTCCAACAATTGAAGAAATAAGAAATATGGTTGCGTATAATTTTGCCGCACAAAATAGAGCAGTAACATTAAATGATTATAAATCAATGATTGAAACTATGCCATCAACATACGGCGCGCCAGCAAAAGTAAATGTAATGGAAGAAGATAATAAAGTACGTATTAAGTTATTGTCATATGATGAGAATGGAGCGCTAATTGATAGTGTTTCTAATACGCTAAAAAATAATGTTTTAAATTACCTTTCTAATTACAGAATGTTGAATGATTATATTGATATTCAAAGTGGAGAGGTAATTGATTTGGGATTAGAAATTGACTTAGTAATTAATAAAAATGAAAATTCGGTAGATATTTTAAAATCTGTTGTACAAAAAGTAATATCGTTTTTTTCGATATCTAAGAGAAAAATGGGAGACCCATTATTAGTTGGCGATTTAGAAAGGGAAATTGGTAATGTATCAGGAGTGGTGAATGTAGTTGAAATTCGTGTATATAATAAAATTGGTGGTAATTATTCATCATCAGAAGTGGCTCAGGCGTACGCTGATATATACACAAAAGAGATTCAACAGTTTGATAATACGATATATATGAAATCGAATCAAATATTTCAAATTAGATTTCCAAATTCAGATATAAAAATTCGTACAAAAAATCTTGCATCGGCTACATATTAATTAGATTTTTGTTTATCTTATTATCTAAAGAAAATCTGTAACTTCCTATTTATAGGAATAAGAAGATGCAAAAACATAGAATATACACAAATATAGGAAGGGATCAAAAAATTAATGTTGAAATTAATCAGGACTTCGATATCATGGAAGTTCTTTCCCTTAAATTCACTCAAAAAGATGTATTCGCATCTGGTAGATGCTCAGAATATGGAGTTGTAGTTGGGCGTATATCAGCCAATAATGGATACGGAATTCCAAATGCTAGAGTGTCTATTTTTATTCCAGAAAATGAGCTTGATGAAGACGATCCTGTAATTCATTCACTATATCCATATAAAGATATTGGAGATAAGAACGAAAATAATTATAGATATAATTTATTACCTGAAAGACAGCAACATCCAGGTCACACAGCTACAGGAACATTTTTTGACCAAAAAGATATATTAACAAGGGAAGAAGTTCTTGAAGTATTTGAAAAATATTATTCTTATACTGTAAAGACAAATAGTGCAGGTGATTTTATGATTTGGGGTGTACCAATTGGAACACAAATATTACATGTTGATATTGATTTGTCCGATATTGGATGTTTTTCACTTAGGCCGAATGATTTTCTTAATAAAGGATACGGAATTGAACAATTTGAAAATTATTATAAATTTAAATCGAGTTCTGATATTGATTCATTACCTCAAATTGTTTCATTTGATAAATCTATAGAAGTTTATCCGTTCTGGGGAAATGAGGAGTTATGTGAGATAGGAATAACAAGAACAGACTTTGATTTATCTGAACGAGACATTAAAATAGAGCCAAAGGCTATTATTTTATTTTCGTCTGTAACTGATGAAGCCAGTCATGCGGTAAAAAGAAATGGAAAAATTCGAAGAAATAGTGGATATAAATGCAATTTACAAACATCAGAAGGAAAAATAGAATGTGTTAGATTTACAGGTAGGACGGTTTTAGGAACAGATGGCATAACAGAATATCCCGAACTAGAATATTTCAATCCAACTGAAACTATTAATGAAGACGGAGTGTCTATGATAGCGTTCCCGATGAATATCGATTATGTTTATACTAATAAAGGTATACCAACGGGCGCAGTTGCAAGATTTAGATTTAGTTTGGATTTTCAGTCGAATAAAGTAACAACAGCCAAATATCTCGTACCGAATATTCGAGAGTTTACACATAGTAGTGGAGGAAATGCTCTTGGATATAGTGACAAAAGTGAATATCAAGAAAGTTTATTAGCAACATATCAATTTTCAGATGTTTTTGAAGATTATTTAACTATAACGCCACCATCGACAGATATGGTAATGTTTAGCCAAAATTATGGTGACGAAGTTAAAGAGCATAAAAGAGATTTAATACTTAGTGGATCAACTGCACCTCAAGATTACTTTTATAGATTTATATATGGTAAAGTTTATGCGGTATCTTCATTTCAGGGAACACATCATGAAACACGGATAAGAGACGCATTTTTAGGAATTAAAGAAATTAGGCCAAATATCGAAAATGATTGTGCGTCAAGTGCTAATTATCTTCCAACAAACTTTGCTTTTAAAAATAGGATTAAATTTAATGTGATAATATCACAAGTATTATTGTTCCTTCAATATATTTTTTCTATTATCACAATAAAATTCGCCGAAATACTTGGAAAGATATTGTACGATGTTGGACGAATTTTATTTGGACTTCGATTACTTGGATTAAGAAGGGCAGGACAAAGGCTTCAAGATTTAGCATATAGAGTACAAGAAAAATATACTAAAGAACTTCCTTTAACGATTTATCCTGATTGTGAAGAATGTACAAGTGATAGTGAAACAATAACAAATGAGGGTTTGTCATTTGAAGATGCATGTAGAGTTGCTGAAGTCGCTCTTACTGTTGATCATTTCGCAATAAATGAGGATCTTAATTTTTTTATAAGAGATACTGATCAATCAACACGTTTTAGCACTGATACTACGCTAGGATCAACATTTTTAGATTTTTTATTTCCTGGAGATGTTGCGAGACAAAGTACTGATAAATGTGCCGAGACAGTTCCATTGTTATATAGTACATTGGATACTTTACATTTAGAACCATTGTTATCTGATGGTAGACCACGATATGGTATTGAAGTTGTTTTTTCGGGGCAAACACCATTTTTTGATCCTTTTGTGACATATCTTCAAGAACAAGGTTCATTAGAACATGATGCATTTTATTTTCAATATGACACTAATGTATATGATGGGTGGCCTGGGTATAAAGTATCAATTTCATGGGGTTCATGGAATTCTTACTTAGAAGGGGGTGATTTTGGATTTATTGAACCAGAAGTAATGGAGTCATTTTATGGTGGCACAATCGTTATTAGAATATATGATAGATCTTTTAGTGTGAATAATAGTGGCGTTTACTCTGGAATGACAATCGAAGAAGGATGTCAAAAATA